GACCTGGGCGACAATGCCAAACGCATCGCCACTGACCTCAACCTGGAACCACACCAGGTCTACTGGGCCGTAGCCAAGGCCCGCAGCGATGGACAGAGAGTACGCACATGACCCCCAAGACCACCGGCCTGATAGACCCCCACGAACTGAACCAGTTCCGCCCACGGGAGATCCACCAGTCCGACATCAACACCGCTGAGATTTGCCACCTAAGGCTGTCCTACTCCAAGGACCCCGACCGGGTCTATACGTCGGACATCAACCGGGCCATGGGCACCGGCTACCACGCAGGCCTGGCCCTCTACTACATCTGTCGGATGAACGGCGACCTGGCCGACAAGGGCGACTGTGTCTCCGAAGCCCTGTCTGCTCTCCGCAGGGAGATCGCCCTCGCCGACGAGGAAATCTTCTCCTGGACGTTCCAACAGGAAACCGCCCGTGAGAAGCGCATGGACCTGGACCTCAGCGAGGCTGAGAACATGCTGTCCGCTCTGATCGTGGCCTACTTCGACCAGGGCCGGGTCTGGCCAGACGAGTACGAGGTCAAGATGGTGGAGAAGTCCATGATGCTGCCCTTGTTCACGGACGCCGCCCATACGGAAGGCATGTGGGCCAGGAAGGGGACCGTCGACCTGGTTCTCCAGGGCCCGGACGGCTGGTACCGGATTGTCGATCATAAGAGCGCCAAGAAGAAGTGGCAGAAGAACAAGGAAAGCCACCGCAATACACCTCAACCAGGGTTCTACATCGGAGCCCTGCAAGAAGTCCTCCAGGACGACAATGTCACGTTTACTTACGACATTGCCTCATGGAAGGGAGACTTCCAGCGGATAGATGCGCCACGCACCGTGGCCCAGGTTGACGCTGTGATGTCAAAGGCCCAGTTGACTGCTGGGTTGCTTGAAGGGAACACCTTCCTGCCGAATACCACATCGTTCCTCTGCACTGAAAGGTTCTGCGACCACTGGTTGAAGTGCCCTTACGGTGTGGCTCTGGAACCAACCGACTCCTAAGGAGGAGCAGCACATGGCTTACAGTCCCCAAGAAAAGGCCGAAATCGTGGCCCAGGTTGCGGCGAAGGTGGCAGGTTCCATCTGCTGCGGGAACCCCGACCCGAACGTCTACCTGGCCACGGTGGAGACAGTCCACAACGATCTCACGGAGAGGATCGCTGCGGCTACCACTGCTGCGGCTGAGGTAGTCGTGACCCAGGTGTTCCCGGGAGCAACACCGGTACCAGCACCAGTACCAGCACCGGCACCTGTGCCGGGGCCACAGGTCCAGGCCGGGCCCATCAACGCCGCCTCCAACGAGGAAGCCAAGTGGGCAGACGCTCTGGTCAACAACCCGGACAACTGGCACAACAACATTGGCGACAAGAAGTCTGCGGCTGGCCCCGACTTCCGCCACAAGACCATCCAGGGCCCACCAGACAACAACGGTAAGACCTGGAACATCGGCCTCTGGATCAAATCGGACAAGTTCATGACCCGGGCCCCCGACTGGGTGTTCTCGAACCTGGGCCTGGACATCCCCGCCGGTTACAGCGTTTCTTCTTCCTAGCCGCTGTGTCTGTACGCCGACTAGAGGAGGTTGGCGAGGAGTTGAGCCGGTGGGCGACATCTGGTCTGACCCGGGTCCCCACCGGCTATCCCCTCTTTGACTCCAGAACAAACGGAGGCATAGCCCCCGGAGAAGTGTTCCTGTTCCTGGCCCGCACCAGTGTCGGCAAGACCTGGTGGGCTCTCAACATGATTGCCAACCAGGACGAAACCACACCGATGATCTTCTTCTCCTTGGAGATGCACGCCCGGTACATACTCCAACGCCTGGCTGGGATAGCCAGCAACACCCCGACGATTGACATTGAACGGTCATTATCGGCAACGGGGGAGGCCGCCGGGGTGGTCATGGCGGAGAAGCGGTACCCGATGCTGGCCATAGAGGACGAGCCCGGCCTGTCGGTACGAGCCATGGGGGAGGCCTTAGAGGAGTACGCCGCCACCTTCGGTCAACCAGCCAGGCTCGCTGTTGTTGACTACATGGAACTCGTTCGGGCCCCCGGCATGAGCCAGATGGAGAGCGTGGACAAACTGGGGTGGTCCCTCAAGGACTTCGCACGCAAGGAGGACATCGCTCTGGTACTCCTACACCAGGTCAAACGGGGGGACAACAACCAGGGCCACCAGCCCCTCACCATGACCGACGCCCGATTCGGTGGGGAGATGTCCGCCGACTATGTGGCAGGGGCCTTCCGGCCCTGCCTGAACCCCAGCCTGGGCCCGGACATGATGGCGGCGATGGAGGACGACTTTCGCCTCCAGTTTCTCAAGACCCGCTCCTCAGGCGGGATCTACCCGGACGGTGTCCGGCACCACTTCGACACACAGACCGGGTCAATCGTTCCCATGCCCTCCGATTTACCTAGCGGACAACTGGAGTTCTGATGGGCGTCATGGGACTTAGGGCGAGAAGGGTGTTCCTGTCCTGGCTCCGGTTGGGAATGAAGAACGGGTGGATTGGTCCGCCCGTGTGCGACACCCACGACGGGATTCCAACCTCTGAGGAGGAGGACGAATGCGACTTCGACTGCTGCATCCATGTGGTACGCCTGTACACCTGCCTTGAACACAAGGCGGCGGTGGAAGCAAACCACTTTATGACACAGGAACGAAAGAGGGAGTTCGGTGGAGACTGAACTGGACGAAATGAAGGAGGTCGCCAGAGAGGTCCGCATGGAGACCGTCCTGGACCTTCTGTCCCTTGACCCGCCGGATAGTAGCCACAAGATCCGGTCGATCAACAACCCCGACGAGAACGTGCCCAGCCTCCACATCTACGAGTACGACTTTTACGATTTCTCCACCGGCCATGGCGGGGATCAGATTGAGTTCGTGAAGTTGGTTCTGAACTGCAACTTCTGGCGTGCTTTGACATTCATCTGTCAAGCAGAGGGGATGGATGGCAAACGAGATGAGATGGCCCCCAAGGCGCTGCCCGACCTGACCGACAGGTTCAACGACGAACCGGCAGGCTGTGCCACACCCCGGCAGAACGCCCGGGACATGGTGGCGAGGAAGTGGCCCTACTTGACCCTGGACGATGTTGAGTCGTTCGGTATCAAGGTCACCCAGTATTCCCTGTGGATCCCGTTCTGGCATGAGGGCAAGATTGTGGGCGTAAAGACCAGGGCCACCATGGGAGCAGACAACAAGATGAGCGTCAAAGGGAGCCGCTTTACCACGGCTTTATACAGCGTCCTGCACCGGCCAGAAGCCACCCACGCCTGGATCTGTGAGGGGGAGTCAGACACCTGGTGCCTGTCCAAGGCCCTCAAGAACGACGAACACCACGCTGTCTACGGTGTACCAGCAGGAGCAGGAGCCATCCAAGCCCGCTGGTTCAACGTGTGGCCCTACCAGACCACGTTCCTCCTGTTGGATGATGACCTGGCCGGTCGCAACGCTGCTGCCAAGATCCGAACGGCCCTAGAGGACTTCGATGTCCAAGGTATTTTCCTACCCGGCGGGCGGCTCGCAGAGGCATTGGCCGAAGGCTGGGTACCCCCAGCAGTAGACTGAAGTGCAATGTCAAACCCTGCCCGATCCAAAGGTACCGCCTTTGAGAATGAAGTCCTTGTCGCCCTGCAAGAGATATGGCCCGACGCCGACAGGGCCAAGCCGGGCAACAAATCCAACGACTTCGTGGGGGTGCCGTTCCCCGTGGAGGCCAAGCACCGCAAGCAGTGGGACATACGGGACTGGGTGCGGAAGATACGTCTGGTCGCCGTCGACATGGATGTCGACTACCAGTGGGCCATCGTGGCTGCGGACGGAGACAGACGACTGGCGATGTCACCGGGCACCGTGGCAATCGTGGACGCAGAGTTCCTGTACGAACTACTGGAGGCCTGGAACATGCTCGTTGTGCCAGAGGAACTGGCCGATGAGTGAGCCCTACAAGCGCACCCGGGAACAGAAGGTCCACGACTTCTCCAACGCCCGGCATTACGAGGAGTATGTGGCAGAGTCCCTGGGGGTACCGGTTGTTACCCGGTTCGACGCCACCGATGACCTGGACATCTGGGTACCGGGCTACTACGTCGAAATCAAGGAGAAGAACCAGAACTACACCCAACGCTGGCACCTGATCGACGGGATCCCTGAACGTAACCTGTTCGTAATAGACGAACTGACTGTTCGACGGGCCTGCACCAAGTACCCCCATGTGTTCTTCCTGCTCCGGGACAACGTCCACGACCATCACCTACCTGAGGACCAGCGGCAGCCCCGCCTGTTCATCGTCCCCATCTGGGAACTGATAGCCGTAGAACGGGTCCGTAGGGACCGGAATGGCAAGGGCAAGTGGATCATCGACCTAGACAACTTCACCAGGATCGCTGACGAAGCCGACATTCCTGCCCTTGCCATACACGCCCTCGTCAAACAACTCTGGTTGACATCAGAGTGTCAAACAAGATTGGAGGTCCCAGAAGTATGAGCCTCAACACCTTTCTTATGCTCTGTAACACCTGGATCTTCTGTAGTCTGATCTACCGCCAGATCCGGCTCCGACGCAGAGAAGCGGAGATAGACGAGCGCCAGTTCTGGATCTCTAAGATGAAAGATTGGAACTGAGAGGAAACCATGGTGCTCACACCAATAGGTGAAGGGACGATGACCAGAGAGGCGCTCCTTGCGGAGCGAGAGAAAGACGCCGCCGTTCTGAGGGCGAAGTGGGAGGCCAAACGGGAAGCCATGGGTGACAGGAACCGTCGCCTGGGTTCGTGTTCTTGTGGTGATCGGGTTGCCTATGCAATCAGTCGGTCTGGCGGGTGGTTGGGCCTGTGTGTCCGGTGTGCGGGTACCTCCGCAGCGGAGAAGGTGTTGGTTCCCGTGGAAGCGATCACCCATCTAGATGTAGATTGACCCCATGGGTAGGGTCACCAAACTTCTCGTAGCGGTCACAGGGCTCTTAGTAGCGGTCGGCACCCTTGTCGGCACCATTAGCATGACCATCGGCAGGGGGCCGGACACCTCAGGAGGGATTATGATTGTCTTGAATAGCCCGGAGGCTTACGAGACCTTCCTCGCCGAACACCCATCGAACGGCTGACGGAGACACCATGGGGTTAGTAGCAGGTTTCGACACCTGGGCTGTTTGGACGACCCAAACAGGCACCGAAGGGCACCCGACCTCGTTCCACTACGCCCCCACCGAAATAGGGTTCACCCATGAGGTCCACCCGACAGGGGAATGCCTCTGCGGCCCCCAGCGGATAGATGTCTGGCATGAGACCCCAGATGGGGAGATGTTCATACCCCATTACCGGCATCAGGCCTTAGACGGTGCCTACTACGACAACCTGGAACCGTTTGAGGGCTAGGGCACTAGCCCACCAACGACGGGTCGTAGTCCAGCGCACCAGGTTTGGCGAACACCGCTGGATCACCAGTCTCTTGGAACTTCTCCATCTTTGGGCTGAGGCTCGCAGCGCCTATGAAACTATTTACAGAGATAGAAGCCAAGGCCTCTCTGGTTCTCGCCGGGTCAAATGACTTGCCACACTCCGGGCACCAGATCGTAGAGCGAACCCCAGGGTCCGGCTTGAACTCGCAGTTAGGGCAAACCACCTCGTTTGACATCAGTCGGTCAAGGACGAGGTTCCCTTAGTGCCTATCCGTTGGGCTATAACGCCCTTCAGGACGGCCAACGCCGCAGCGAACCCGGCTCCCGCCATCAGTTTCCACTGGTCGACCCCTAGGTCGAACATTGAGTTGGAGGTCATGGCCCCCAGGGCAGCCTGCAGAAATGTGGCTGCCAGTCTCTCTACAAGATCCTTAGTAAACATATTCTTACCCCTTCATTAGTCCGCTTTTCTTAGAACAACCGTCGCCAATAGGCGATGTCGCTTGAGCGCCTGCGATCTATCGTAGACCCCCAGGGCTCTTGTCTGGACCTGCAACACTTCATAAACCTCAGCAGCCTTGGTAATCGGCCAGTCAATGTCTTGATAGTTCACTCGCCTCTGTGTCAATGCTGCCAGGGTCCTGGCCCGCAGGGTTCCAGCCCCCGGAGCGTTCTCAGGTAGGGGGTGACCATTCAGCCCCCGCACGCTGTCCCCGCAATCTACAACGATTGACACCACTGTGTCACGCAGACCGATGGCATGGTACTTGACCTGCACAAAGTTCAAGGTCGTGGTGGACGCACCGCTCCCCTCAAACACAATCTTGTATTGGAGAGACCGGGACGACGACGACAGCCTCGTACTCTGAGAGGTTCCTGTCTCCGTGTCCAACGTGGACAGGGTCGTATAGTCCGTCCCTTCGTTGGTCGACACATACGGTGTAACGGCACAAATGTCGGGACCGACTGCTGCCCCCATCGGGGTAGTCAGAACAATAATCTCGTCCCAGCCCTTAGCCAGGGCGCTCCCACCGTCGATACGAGACCCAATCAGGGTCCCGTCTTTCAGGAACGCAGTGGTCGACTCCTTCTTGACGCCCGTCCCACCCACCGAATAAACCACACGGCCCTGCCATACGTCCGCCCCGTAGACATCGCCAGCAGTAGCGTCGTCCGACTCAAAGAACTTCACATACCCGCCGGTCTCCAGGTCATAACACCCCAGGCCTGTCTTGTCCCCGGAAGTCATC